ACTTTTTTATGGTTGCTAATCATCCTCCCAATATATTTGGAAGCTTTCAGAGATTTAATAACTATAACGTCGTGATGACGTACATAGAAATCTCTATCTGAAAGGGGGATATCAACTACTTCAAGAGCAGCTCTCATTTGAGGGCCGTCTCGAATAAGTCGAGCACCTATAGTAGGCTTGGAAAGTTCTAAGAACTTTTCTTCAGCTCTACCATAAATCTGCAGGAAAGGGACTGCCTCGATTAAATCGAAGCAATCCGCTCCTCCATCCCGTAGAGACGTAATAGCCATCACCATTTCGGTTGCAAGCAATCCTAATGGTTCTGGGTTATTACCAGTCACTCTATCTCTAACTTCCAAGAAAATGTCCGTGACGGTATTACCCGCCGCGTACTGTGAATATGAATCTCGTGTAAAACGAGACCACTTCACTTTCTTGTTGGTAGTTGAGGCTACGTACTCCATTATGGAAGTACCTAGATCCCCTTTACCTTGAAGATGGAGCATGAGTGCAATACCTAATTTCAATTTAGGAAAATATTTCCTCACCTTCGGGTATGGAAATTTCTTAATATGAATCAGGTATTTCTCTATTGGGTCCCATATATCAGTGGTCCAATCCTTAGCGAGCAGCTCACGAACGATTATTGCAATAGACTCATATAATGAGTCTTGTCGTTCGTAAAGAGCCGCTATAGGAAAAGGAGAGACATTCTGTCCATTAAAATAAAGAACCTTAGCAAACTCGTAAAATACGGGTGAGCTATGGGTCTTAGTTTCATTGAATGGAATGTCCCACTCACAAAGAAGTTCCTTATAAGCTCTAGCAACATTATCGTCAGCAATGACAATATCGTCGCCAAGAAGCATATAAGGACATTTCTTTGGATTTCTTCTTACTTTACAGCAAGCAAGATAAACAAAGAAATGATGTGCTATAGCAAAGGTGGCCCATGATGAATAAGCTCCCATAGGGTTCCCAGTACCGTAAAATATATCGGTATTTTGAAACCTAAAGGGATAACCTACCATTATGTCCTCCCATGCATTAGCATACTTCTTACCAAACCAAATTGATAATATCAATTTTTCTATAACCAACGGAAAACGATCCGTGGCGGTAGTCAAATCAATACTATGGTAACTAGATCCCTTGGAAGGGATCAATTTGCCAATTAATTTAGTTTGGTTATGGGTGCAATCCTGGTTAATTCTAGAAAGTGCTTTAAATAGGTACTCATGCAACGGTTTTAACGCCGCTTGCGAAAAGTAATCTAATATTGCAACCTCTCTAGTTTTGCCCTCTTTATCTCGGATAGCCGTAATCTTTCGAAAAACTGAAGCTCCTCTGAAAGGAACTTTAGACTCGAAAAACTTTGGTATCTGATAATAAAGAGAGTAAAACCTAGTTATTAAATCATCTAATCTATCTCCCCCAGTAATCTTAATAGATTCTCTGAGAGAAGTAGGTAGATGAGTGGCATCTAAAAAAGAAGACCATAGGGCATGATGCCCCGTAGGTCCCGATTTAGAAGTCATGTGATACTCTTTAAAGCGTAAGCTATTAGGAATTTCACCATAATGACTAGGATTAACCCCTAAAATCTTCTTAAGAAACCTCCTAACGTTCCTTTCTAATATCTGTGGGGATCTGGTAAAACCAGGCCCTGCAGTTATTGATAAAACATTAGGATGTTCCTTGAGCCTAATAAATCTCGTAGAGTACGTCGCAGTGAAGGCTAGCCTTAATAAAGGGTAGTCCACAACTGGGCCGAAAACACGGGCCTTAATAGGAAGTAAGATTTTAGGAATAATGGGTTGATCTCCGTCTAGTGCTCGACCCGACTTATCGGGATCGTAAGTTGCGCAAAGCGCAATTAGCGAAGAGCGAAGATGCTTAGAGTATTTAATGCATTCGGTTTTACCTCGTGTATTATATACTTCAGCAATTTTAGCTAGAATCCTTAGGGATAACTGAGCTTGGTTAACGGTTACTTTCGTAAACGTACTAAGCCATGTTAAAACATCGGATAACATGCTTAATGGAAATAGAAAATTCTTTTTCCGTCTAGGTATATTATTT